GCCCCCTACCCCACCTGCGAAGGCTGCGGCAAGACCGCTGTGGCCGCCAAGGAATAAAGCCGTGAACAACCTCGCCGTCATCTCCCAGGACATCTACGACACCCGCGACTCGTTCGCGGCGGTGCTGACCGACCCCTCGATCAACTTCGAGAAGGAGGCCGGCTTCGCCATCCAGGTGCTGCAGAACAACGACTTCGCGCTGAAGGTCGCCACCGGCAACCGTCAGTCCGTCATCAACGCCGTGACGAACGTGGCCGCCATCGGCATCAGCCTGAATCCGGCCAAGCGCCAGGCCTACCTGGTGCCGCGCGACGGGCGCATCTGCCTGGACATCAGCTACATGGGCCTGATCGACCTGGCCGTGGCCACTGGCTCGATTCGCTGGGCCCAGGCCGAGCTGGTGCGCGAGGCCGACAACTTCGCGCTGAACGGGTTCGACGCGCCGCCCACGCACGTTTTCAACCCGTTCAGCAAGGACCGCGGCGAGATCGTCGGCGCCTACGTGGTGGTCAAGACCGCCGACGGCGACTACCTGACCACGCCGATGGGCAAGGACGAAATCGACGGGATCATGAACCGGTCGCAGTCGGTGAAGTCCGGCAGGTCGTCGCCGTGGAAGACCGACTACGGCGAGATGGCCAAGAAGACGGTCGTGAAGCGCGCCTACAAGTACTGGCCGAAGAACGACCGCCTATCGGAGGCGATCCATCACCTGAACACGGACGGCGGCGAAGGCCTGGCCACCACCGCCAGCGCTCCGGTCGATCCTGACCTGCTGCCGCGCCTGCGCAAGGCCGTGGAGGCGGCCCGGGACGCCGCCGCCCTGGAGAAGGTCTGGAAGGACGGCCTGGCCGAGGTCCGCGCCACGCGGGACATGACCATCTACAACGCCTTCAAGTCCGCGGTGGCGGCGCGCGGCGCCGTGCTGCGCGGCGAGGCCGTGCCCACCGAGACGCCGCCGAACGACGGCAAGACCATCGACGAGCCGCCCCGCGACCCGTCCGACGACGGCTTCGGCCGCGATGACCAAGGAGGTAACCAGGAATGAACCGCTACATCCTCTCCCCCCACGAGCAAGGCAGCGACGGCTGGCTGCTGGACCGCTGCGGCAAGGTGACCGGCTCGCGCGCCGCCGACATGCTGGCGATGACGGCCAAGAAGGAATGGTCGGCCAAGCGCGCGGACTACAAGTTCGAGCTGGCCATCGAGGTTCTGACCGGCATGCCGCAGGCCAGCGACTACACCAGCAAGGAAATGCAGTGGGGCATCGACCAGGAGCCGTTCGCCCGCATGGCCTACGAAGAGAAGTCCGGCAACGTGGCCATCGAGAGCGGCTTCATGTACCTGCCCGATCTGGACGCGGGTTGCAGCGTTGACGGCCTGTTCGTCGAGGATGGCCGCCGCGGCGTGCTGGAGACGAAGTGCCCGAAAAGCACCACGCACATTCGCTACCTCGAGGCCGGCACGGTTCCGGACCAGTACCGCCCGCAGTGCCTGCACAACGTGTGGGTGACCGGCGCCGAGTTCGCCGACTTCGTGTCGTTCGACCCGCGCTTCCCGGAAGAGCTGCAGCTTTTCATCTGCCGCTACACGCCCACCGCCCAGGAACTCGCCGACCACGAGAAGGCGGTCCTGCAATTTCTGGCCGAGCGCGATGAGCTGGTGGCTCAGCTCAAGCGCCTGGCCGCCTGACCCTTTCCCCAACGTAGCACCCTGGAGCCAACATGCTCGCACTTGAAAAACAGACTGGCCAATTCCAGAACTTCAACCTGCGCCCGGAAAAGCACGGCGACGAGAACGTGCCGGGCGCGGACCTGAAGATCCAGATCACCGCGTCCAACGACATCCTGAGCGAATTTCACCCCTCGCTCAAGGCTTCGTTTTACCGGGCGCCGCACCCCGGCGAGATGGACATGGTCGACCAAGCAGAAGCCGAGGAAGGCCAGCCCCCCGCGCTCACCCGCCTCGCCTTCGGCAACAAGCTGCACGGCTTCAAGTGGGACGACGAAATCGTCGGCGCCGCCTTCACCGTGCACTACGGCACCGGCGGCAAGAGCGACATCGAGCTGGACGATTGCACGGTCGACAGCTTCACCATCGAACCGCTCGACGGCGGCAGTTGCTCGGTGTCGTTCCGCGTGAAGTGCAACCCGGACGAGAAGGCCGTGGGCAAGCTCTCGCGCCTGATGGGCAACGAAATCGAGTTCACCCTGCGGCCGCCGGAAGCGCCGGAGATGCGCGAAGCGGCGTAACCCTTTGGCCGGCCCGGCGGCGGGACTCCCTCCCCCATCCGACCGCCGCCGGTGCCCGGCCTCCATATACCGAGAAGACCATGACCCACGCCCGCAAGCCCCGCCGCCACAAGCGCTTTCGGCCCAGCATCCCGCGGTTGCCGATGACCAGCGCGCTGCGCGATCGCATCGCCACGCACATGCACGGCGCATTCGCGGCGCTGCGCCTGTCGCCCAACGCGGAGGCGTTCGACTCCCTGGCCAACATCATGAACATGGTCGGCCTGACCGTCCAGAACGATCCGGCGTTCCGCCAGCAGTACCTGCTGATCAACGGCGCGGCGCGGACGATGAACCAGATCGGCGCCAAGGTCGAGGCCGGGCTTGCGCTGCGTGACCACGAGATTGCCTCGCTGACGGTTGCGGTCAGCGCCATTGACGACATCCTGCCGCGCATCGACGCCGCGCGGCTGCGCATCAACGAATACATCGCCGTCGCCCTGATTCGGGCGGCGCAGACCCAAGGAGCCTGACATGACCACCACCATTCCCGCCGGCTGGAAGCTTCTGGCGAAGAAGACCTGCTACGTGCTGATGCATGACGGAGCCGTGATTGCCACGCTGGCCGGGCCGGAGTCGAAGGAGAACGCCGCCATCATCGCGCGCATGCTCGCCCCCCCTTCGTGCCCGACCTGCAACGACCAGGGCGCAGTCGGCAACATCCTGACCGCCCAGCCTTGCCCCGACTGCGCCGCCCCTGGCGTATCCACGATGGAGGATGCGCAGGCCGGCGAAACCCTGGCGACCTCGATTTTCGGCGAGCGCATCGGCAAGATGCTGGATGGCAACGCTCCCGCTGCTGGCGATGAGCTGGATGCGGCGCGGTATCGCTGGCTGCGCGATGAAAGCTTGGGCGTTCCGGACGGCATGCGCGAGATCTATGTAATCCAGCAGCGATTGCCGCACACCGAGGGCACGGACACGGAGCTTTTCGACACCGCCCTTGATGCTGCTGTGGACGCCGCCATTGCAGCCCAACGTAAGGGGGATGCGTGATGGCCAGGGCCGTCGCCTACTACAACGAGATCGACCCTTACGCCGCCGACTGGCTCCGCAACCTGATCGCGGCCGGCCACATTGCCCCCGGCGACGTGGACGAACGCAGCATAGAGGATGTACACCCCGATGACCTTCGACCCTACACCCAGTGCCATTTCTTCGCCGGCATCGGCGTCTGGTCCTATGCCCTTCGCCGCGCCGGCTGGCCTGACGATCGACCTGTTTGGACCGGTTCCTGCCCCTGCCAACCTTTCTCCGCGGCAGGCAAAGGAACTGCGTTTGATGACGAGCGGCACCTCTGGCCGGCCTGGCACTGGCTCATCCAAGAGTGCCGCCCTCCAGTCGTCTTTGGTGAGCAGGTTGCAAGCAAGGACGCAGAGCCTTGGCTCGACCTTGTTTCGACTGACCTGGAAGCCCTGGCCTTTGTCGTCGCGGCGTGCGCTTTCCCGTCTGCGAGCGTCGGTGCTCCGCACATCCGCGATCGAACCTACTTCGTGGCCCACGCCGCAGGCCAGGGATTTCAAGGGCGCCAACTCGGCCGGCAACGAGCTGGATCACAACAGCCGGCCGTTGAACGAAGTGGCCGTATTGGCCGGTTGGAGAACACCCAACACGGTGGACTCGAAGCTGGGCAACCGGGACGGCGACGGGCAGGTGCAGTTGTGCCACCAAGCGCTGCTGGCGGGCTGGGGAACGCCGCTGACCAACCATGCCAACGGGACACCGGAGGCGTTTCTCGAGAGAAAGCGTCGGAGCATGGAGCGCGGGTCGGCATCGATGGGAGTCAGCCTGACCGACCTGGACATGCAGGTGCAAGCGTGGTGCGCGGGATGGCCGACACCGATGGCAGGCACGCCGGCGCAGAACGGAAACAACGCGGCGGGGAACAACGACAGCAGCCGGAGGACAGTGGAACTGGCGACCTGGCCAACGCCACGGGCGGCGGACGGCGAGAAGAACGTGCGGACGCTGGACGGCGCCATGTCGGAGATCTCCCGCAAGGGCTCGCCGCAGGATCTAGCGCAGGCGGCAGCGATCTGCGGCCCGGCCCGGTTAACGGCTTCTGGCGAGCTGCTGATTGGCTGCTCTGCCGGGATGGAAAGTGGCGGCCAGTTGAACCCGGCTATGAGCAGATGGTTGATGGGTCTGCCGGCAGCCTGGGACGAGTGCGCGCCGGCGACATCGAAGAAATCCAGGAGGAAGTGAATGCTTGGGAGATCAGACATCAAGCCGACGCCGGGGAAGCCCTGCGCCGAGTGCGGCTCGATCTTCGAGCGCAAGCGCTTTGCGAGCGGGAGGCTGGAAGATTTTCTGGCATTCAGTCGCCGGCGGTACTGCTCGCTTTCCTGCGCCAACTCACAGAGCAAGGGTGGCGATTCGCGGACGCGCTGGCATGCGAGGGCGCAGCAGCACTGCAAATCGTCGTGCGAGTCCTGCGGTTCGATCCGAGCGCTGCACGTACACCACTGCGACGAGAACTGGAGGAACAACTCGCCGGACAACCTGCAGACCCTCTGCAAGAGTTGTCATCGATCCTGGCACATCACGCAGCGAAATGCTGGGGTGACGCCTGCCGGGAGAAAGCCGGCGCTGCAAGTTTCCCCCTCGCTCATGGGGCTCCCGCCCGAGTGGGACGCCTGCGCGCCTACGGCAACGCGATCAACGCGCAGCAAGCGCAAATCTTCATCGAAGAAAGCATGAGGTGCATATGACCCAACAAGACGACATCACCCAGCGCGTGCTGACGGCAGAGCATCATCTGAACGAGCTGATGCGCCTCACGCAACCCTGGCCGAACGCCACGATACCCTGCGCAACCGTGCGCTCGCATGTTGAACAGGCGCTGTCCAAGCTGCGCGCCCCTCTAGCCGACGAGCGGGCGTCGGACCAGACTGCGCCGGGGCGTCAGTACCACATCCTCAAGACCGACCCGGAGGTTTTCCAGGCGGTCCTGTCCGGCGCAAAGACGTTCGAAATCCGCTTGAACGACCGAGGCTATGCCGTTGGCGACGTGCTGGGCCTGCGCGAAACGAAGCACACCGGCGCGGAAATGCGGGCCGGCGCGCCGTTGGTTTACACCGGGCGCGAGTGCCAGCGCTTCGTCAGCCATGTGCTGACGGGCTACGGGCTTGCGGATGGCTGGTGCTGCCTGTCGTTCCGGCTGCCCCACGCTGGCGGGGAAAGCGCCCCTGTAGCCGATGAGACGACGCTCCAGGTTTGGGCTGAACGCTTCCCGGAGATATCCGACATGGGCCGCCTGCGCGATGCGTGGAACGAAGCCAGAGCAAGCGCCCCGGTAGCCGACGAACGGGAATTGCGCTCGGCAGCGCAAGCCTTTTACGACGCGTCGAAAACTGTTGTGCGCTTCGCTGTGGAATCGTTGGATGATCGGGATGCGCTTGTTGCCGCAAACGTTCGCCTGCGCGCCGCCCTGGCAAGCGCCCCTGTAGCCGGGGCCGACCGTGACGCCGATGAACGCGCAGTAATGACGCCTGCTAAGGCCGCGTATGTGGAGCATTTCGGCCATGCCGCAGGGTGGCTTTCCTATAAGGGAAGCTGGTTCATCGAAGGGTTTAAGGCGGGACAGAAAAGCGCCCCTGTAGCAGGGGAGGCGCAGCCGGTGGCTCTGGTCGAAGTGTCGGTACCACATCTGCGCTCTATCTCCGTCAAGATCATTCCGGACGCGCCAATGCCGAATGTCGGCGACCTGCTCTATGCCACGCCCCAGGCCAGCGCCGAGCCACAGCAATACACACACGCCGAAGTGTTTGGGCCGATGGAAAGCGCTTGGAATGCAGCCCTGGATCAAGCCGCGGCTGTTGCCAAGCGCATCAGCGACAAATACGCCTTCGGCCATTATGGCAACGAGACGGACACGGCGGACGAGATCGAGCGGGAGATTCTGGCCCTCAAGCAGCCCCAGGCGGACAAGGACGACGGCCAGCAGCGCGCCGTTGATGTGGACCTGTACGGGTTGGCAATTGAATGCGGCGCCGTCATCAGCACCGATGACCTGTCCTGGGCGTTTTCATACAGCGCCATGCGCAATTTCTGCATCCGCGTCCGCGCCGCCCTTTCTGCCACCCAGGCCGAACAAGGAGAGCGGGATGCGAAGTGACCGCGAGCTATTGGAACTGGCAGCCCGAGCCGCGCTGGGAAGCACCAGCATTCCCGACCACCACGTCCAGATGGTCAGCAAGGGCTGGAATCCACTGGAAGACGACGCGGCCGCGTTGCGTCTGGCTGTCCGGCTTTGGATGACGGTTCAGCGCAAGACCGACCGCGCCGTCGTCACTGCTCAAGACCCGCGTTTCACGGGCACGATCGAGGTCCCATTCGTCGCCGAAGACCAAGGGGAATATGCCGGGGCTCGGCGCGCAGTCGTGCTGGTCGCCGCTGAAATCGGAGCTGCGATGTCCTCATCCGCCCAGCCCACCGAGGACGGAGGCGCCCATGGCTGATTCTTTGACACGCCTTCACCAACGCGAATACATGTCCTGGCGAGCGATGCGACGCCGCTGCAACGATCCGAAGGACCCGCAATTCCATAACTATGGAGGTCGCGGAATATCGATCTGTGCGCAGTGGAACCAATCCTTCGGCCAGTTCCTGCGGGATATGGGGCCGCGGCCTGAAGGAAAGACCCTTGACCGGATAAACGTCAATGGAAACTACGAGCCGACCAACTGTCGTTGGGCAACGATTAAGGAGCAGAACTCAAACCGGCGCGACACCGTCATCATCGAACGCGATGGCTTGGCGCTGCCGCTGAAGGACTGGGCCTCGCGTCTTGGCATCCCCTCAACCACGCTCTACAACCGCCACAAGGCGGGTCTCAAGGGCGTGACCATTCTTTCTGGTCGCCCGGCATGGATGAAGAAAAAGCCGGTGACTATCCCGGAACGTCCGAACCGTGGCAACAAGGCTGGATATCGAGGCGTCAGCAAGGACGGGAGCATGTGGAAGGCACAGACGCGCATCAACGGCAAGAAGATCTACCTGGGGCGGTTTCCCAGTGCTGAAGAGGCACATGCGGTGTACTGCGCGGCTCAAGCCGGACGCCCGAAATCCGACACCGACAAGAAGGAGATGTGATGGTCATCACCATCGAACAACACGAACTGCAACGACTGCTGGTGGAGGCCGCGCGCCAGGGCGCCAATCACGCGATCGACGACCTGGTCTGCTACCACTTCAACGAGGCCTGCGAGCGCCTGGGCATCAGCTACAACACGCTGAAAAAGCGCATCCAGGAAGGCAAGCTTCGGCCTGTCGACGGGCGCATCACCGGCGCCGAAATCCGGCGGTATCTAGCCCAGCTTCGCAGCGATGCTTGACCCGTGCGGGTTGTAATAGACCATGGCCATCTTCGGGTCGGTCCAGCCGAACATCTTGCACAGGTCCAGCACGTCGATCTTCTTGGCGATCATCGTTGCCGCGGTGTGGCGCGTGTCGTGGAAGGTGAACCCCTCCAGCTTGGCGCGCTTGCGGTACTTGCGAAACAGGGCATCCAGGGACGCCGAAGCGAGGCCGAACACCAGCTCGTCGTCCCAGCCCTTCATCCGCGCCAGGATGGCGCGCGCCCGCGTCGACAGCGGCACATCGCGCGGCCGGTCGCTCTTCGTGTCGGGCAGGTGCACGTGCAGCTCGTGCACGTTCTTCCACGTCAGCCCGCACAGCTCGCCGGCGCGCATGCCGGTGCGCAGCGCCAGCAGCATGCAGTTGGCCACCGCCTGCCCGGTGCTGGCCACTCGCCCGCGGCGCCGGTAGCCCATCTCGCGCAGCATCGCCCGCACTTCCCCCATCGCGATCACTCGGTCGCGGTGTTTGCCCTTGGCAGGCTTGCGGATACCCCGGCAGGGATTGACCTGCACCCATTCCCATTCGAGGCGGGCCGCCTCAAATACGGAGGCCAGCAGGCTCAATTCACGAAGCACCGAGGACGGGCCTATGCTCTTAGCGCGGTCGTCCCGGAACGCAGCGACGTGCTGGGCGGTTACCTTGGATATGGGCAGGTCCAGCGGCAGCTCGTAGCTTTCGAAGGCAGCCAGCCGCACCTGCTCCCACCGCTCCCCCTTCCGGTGCGGGGACACTTCATCGCTGTATTTTCGCAACGCCTGGCGCAGCGTATGCAGGTCGCCGGCCGGCTTTGTGGCGTGGTCACGGATCTCTGCCTCACGCTTTGCCGCCCACTCGACCGCCTCCCGGCGCGTGGGGAAGGTGTCGCTGTCGCGGACGCCCGCCAGCTTGATCTGGGCGCGGTAGCCCTTTGCTGTCTTCTGGATGCTTGCCATCTGGGGCCGAGGCCGGGGCCTGGATGGGGCCGGAGACTGCGAATTCTTGCTTTTTAGCAGTCAACCGATCACCCACCCATCCCGCCAAACCGTTGATTTGAAAGGCTTTGATATTAGCCGATCAACGGTTTTCAATAAGTTGGTGCGAAGGAGGGGACTCTCGAATCCAGGATTGGCGCGGGTTTCGTCGACTTTTGGGGCCAATTTGGGGCTGGCCCCAGCCCTTCACTGCACCACGCCGACTCGAACGCGCGCTCGTATACTCGAACCATGGACGACAACGGAATCCTGGAACAGGTCCCCGGCCAGTACGTGGCCCAGGCCGCCCGCACCCTGCCGCCGGCGGCCACCGCCGAGGACCGCGACTACCCGGTCGAGATCGACGCCGGCCATGCCGGCCTGGTGCGCATCATCTTCCGGCGCCAGAAGGCCAGGCGCGCCAAGCATATGCATTGGTTCTGGCTGGCCAAGCGAGCGGACAAGATCTGACGAAGTAAACTCCCCGGGCCAACGACAACAAGAAGCCCATGAAAACTACCTCCAAGCCCGTCAGCTTGTGGGAATGCGCGGCATTCCTTTACCTGTTTGCCCCGGTCGTCGTCTTCTTCGCCACCTCCGTGCGGTGGGAAATCGCCGTCCTGGCTGTGCCGCTGCTGCTGTGGAGCTTGGCCAGCATTGCCCGGCGCACGAGCTTCGCACTGCCGGTGGGTCAGCGTAAAGCGGCCCTCTGGTACGCAGGCCTGAGCGCGGCCTGTCTGGTCCTCGGCGGCGCTGGCGGCTTCACCGCGATCCCTGGGGATTGGGAGAAGCACTTCGCCATCCTGAACTTCCTGCTCAAGAACGACTGGCCGCCGACCATCACATCCGCCGCCGGTGACGTCGAAGTGCTGCGCTACTCGCTGGGCTGGTATCTGGTGCCGGCCCTGGTGGCCAAGGCCGTCGGCGCCCACAACGTCGACCTGTTCAGCGCGGGCTGGTCCCTCATCGGGCTGACGATCTTCTTTTCCCTCGCCGCCGACTTCTGGCCAGGCTGGAAAGGGAAAATTGCCGGCCCTGTGGTGTTCCTGCTGTTCAGTGGGATGGACTACGTCGGGACGCAAGTGACCGGGTACATGCTGATGCCCACGCACTGGGAGTGGTGGGCGGGTTGGATGCAATACACGGCGAACCTAACGTCGCTATTTTGGGTGCCTCAACATGCATTGCCAGCGTGGCTGATTATTGCGCTGCTCCTCAAACAGTGGGAAACCCCTACTCTACTTGAGCATGCGGCAGGCCTATTGGCAGTCGCCGCATTCTGGTCACCGTTTGTGGCGGTCGGCTTGGCGCCCTTCTACATAGTGCTCCTGTGCCGATATGGACTACGACCGATCAGCCTGCACTGGCGCCCAATCGCCGAGGTGCTTATTGTCGGGATCCCTCTAATGCTCTACCTGATTTCTGGCACCGGGGAGCTGATGCGCGGATTCATCTGGCAAAACCCATGCGTGCTGCTGCCACACTCCCCGCCTTGTTTTAGCCCTAGCTCATATGCCCTTGTAATGGCGCTGGAGGTCTTGCCATTTGTCGTTTTGGGCTTGATCGCACAGCCCACGCTGCGGCCGCTCATCTTCGCGGCGGCCGCGGCCTTGGCGATTTTTCCGATCTACCGTCTGGGCATATACAACGACCTGACGATGAGGGGATCTGCCCCGGCCATTGGTTTGTTGGCCATCGTCACAGTCCGCGCCGCGCTCACCCAGAAAGCGTGGCTGGCCGTTGCCACATGGGCCATATTGACGGTTGGCGCCGTGACACCGATCGGTGAAATTCAGACCGCACTCACCTATGAAGTGAAACCGACGTCATCGCACGAGTTCGACAACGCCCTGCTGGGGACGTTCCGGCAACAGTACTTCGCACCGTATCGGGCCGGCTTGCTGCGGTGACGCTACGGTCTGGCACCGCGCAGCCCATCGTACGCACGCTCGCAAGTCAATCCGGCGATACGGGAACGGTCTGCAATTCCCGCAAGCGCTTCAGCTCGATCGACAGCGCGGCCGAGCATGTAGGCGAGCAGATCGGCGGCTGCGGCCCCTGCCGGGCTTCCTGCGGTAAGCTCGGGATATCTGCCGGCTGCGGCGCGAGCCAACGTGTTTGCGCGGGCGCGCATGCTGTCACGCTCAGCACGAGCGCCAACAGCATCAGCAGCCGCGGCAGAGGCTTGTTTATGGGCATCATCAAGGGCATTCTCCAATGCGGCAACGCGCCGCCTTCCTTCCTCTCGGGCTGCCTCGACAGCGGTAATGGTGGCCTGGGCCTGGGCGTCACGCTCCAGCGCTCGCGCGGCCACCTCGGCGGCAAGCTGCGCATCTCCCCGCCAGCCCTGGACAACCCAAGCCAATCCGCCAGCCATCACCGCCCCGGCCAGCGCGGCGGCGGCGTAGCCGCGCCAACCGATCAACGCAGACCCGAGAGACATAACCGCTCCTCATCCAGCCGGCGGTTGTACAGGCCCCGCACGAAGACCTTGGCGCCCTTGGCGTCCGTGACATAGGACCAGACAGGGGAACCGTTCGGCGCGTGCGCCAGGGCGTTGCACCCCTCGCGCAGCCGGCCCGCGTTGATCAGGCCCACGGCACGGCTCGCGCAGGTGGCGGGCGTGCCGAAGTTGTGGGCGTGGCTGCTCAGCGCGTCGAAAATCGGCTGGCTGATCGTCACGTCGATGCAGTCCGCCAGCTTCAACTGGCCCTTGGTAACCACGAGGCGCTCGATCTGCTCGCAACGCTCCGGCGCCCAGTAATCGCCCACCACCAGCGGCTCCTGGCTGGTGTGCTTGGTGATTCCCTTGCAAACCGTGGGCAGCCCGCCGGCCAGCTTGTCAGCGTAGACGACGTTCTGCCCCTCGCCTTCCCACTTGCCGAGGAACGTTTGCAGCGTCGGCGAAAACACCGCCAGAGCGCCAGAAGCAACGAGCGTGGCCGCGCCGCCCGCGATTTTTGTACCCAGCTTCATTTGATGCCCCTCCAGGCAGAGTAGGCGGTGATTACGGCAGTCACCAACCCCACGATGTAGGCAAGCGGACGCGCAAGGCGACCGAGCCCCTGGAGCACCTTGAACCCGCCCGCCAGCGCCTGAAAGGTATCCACGATGTCCTGAGTGTTCTGCCTAATCGTTTCGATTGACTCGGTATTACGGGCGGTGGCTTGTGTGTTCGCCGCCATGTCTGCCTCGATTTGCACGACTCGCGCGTGCAGTGATTTGATAAATGCGTCGGACAGATGCTCGTCAGCCATGGACTTTCCTTTGAAGCGACAACATCGCGTCCCCTATAGACGAAAAAAAGCCCGCGCGCGGCGGGCATGTATCTACCGGAAACACCGCTATCCGGCCGGCGCTTGGGGCCACTGTATGGTGACGGGAAATCCCTCCTGCTGATCGATGCGATTCAGTGCCACGCGGTAGAGCTTCCAAGCACGCAGACGCTCGTCTTCGACGGGGGTTGCCATACCCAGGTCGGCAGCGTCTTGCAACGGGGCGATTTTGGCCGCGGCCAACTGGAGATTGTGGTCCCTCACCATCAACGCATTGGCCCCCAACTGCTCCGCAGTTAGGGGCGGCGGTTCTTCGACGATGGGAAACCCGTCTTTGTTGGGGGACACGACCTTTCCCGCAGCGCCGGCCGCGATGATTGCCGCATGTGCGTCGGCGCTTATTTCTACGCCACCGTTATCGTGCAAGTCATAGGCAAAACGCTGGTCTTCTTCAATCCATTTTGCGAACATTCGAGGCTCCTAGTATCCGATCGCCAACCACGTGCAGCTAACAAGGTTTGACCCGCTTGCCAGCACTGGCACCGATCCACCCGGAGCCGCAAAGCAATTAACAGTCGCGCCAGTTCTTGTAAATCCATTCAACGTGACATACGCCTGAAAATTGGCGCCCGTGTTAGCGCCGATTGGTATAACGCTAAGGCAGGCAGTGGGGAATGCCTGCGCAAAAGTAATATTTGTGTTCGCAGACGGTGCGCTGGCCTGGTAGCCCCACTTCAAAATCAGACTGCCAGGAGTCGCTTGAAAGCCGATGTCGGTAAGAGATTGCGCGCCGCCTTTGAAGGCATCGGCCAGCTTCTTGGGCGTCAACAACACCAGGTCATCGACCAGCGCCTGGGCCTGCGCCGTGGTTGCGATTCCGGCGCCCAGCGATACCCAGTTGGCTCCGCCGCTGTCCGGGTTCGACGTGTTGTTGTCGACCAGGTTCAGCCAGCTTCCATTTCCAGAAGCGGCCGCGAGAACGGCTCCCTTCGGGTAGCCGCCCGCCGCGGTCGCGAATGCGGAGTCATAGGGATAGCGTCCGCCGGCCTGTGCCCACCGCACGGCCGTGCTCAAGAAATTCAGGATGCCGTTGAAGTCCGCCCCATATGGGGGCACCCCGCCGGCCGCCAGCGGCGTCATCGTCAGCGGCGGGAATCCGTCGGTGAATGACGCCGCCCCAGGCGTGATTCCGATCTGGGACGAAACGGGGATGGTGTTCTTGGTGCCGCTATCCGCAAAGGGAACGGCGGACTTGCTGGGTGCGTTGCTAACCTGCATGGATGAGCCCCGAAGAAGTGAAGAATACGCCGGACCCGAAAGGCTGCATCAGCCCCTCGTTAAATCCGAAAGTGGAAGATCGGTCCACCTGCAACACGTTGGCCAGAACGGCCGCAGGCTTGGGAATGGCTCCAGACTGGGTGAGGATGGCAATCTCGAAAGGTTCGAGCGCGAACTCGAAGACATAGCGAAATTCCATCTTTCCGGTGTCGGACACGTAGCACCGGCCGCGGCCGTTGAAGAGGTTGGACAGCAGCCGATTCAGGCTCGGTGATGTGCAATCCGAGATGTTGGCCAGCGCCTTGACCAAGATCAGCTTTCGATACGCATCGTCGGCCAATCGATAGGTCTGCGTGTCTTGCACGCCGGTGTAGAACGGCGCTTGGTTGAAGGGCTGCCAGCTGATTGCCTCCTCATAGCCAAGGTAGGTCACGTCCCCTGGAACCATCAGCATTCGCCCTATACCGACGATCCTGCCCCAGATATCCAGGCCGAAGCCCTGCGCCGTTTCCACGTTCCAGACGAAGCTGTAGAAGGCGTCGAAATCCGTGTCCGGGTTGATGTAGTCATCCATGTTGTTGGCCAACTGGACGAGCGTCGGGCTGTTCGCGTACTGGCTGATGATGGTCCGCGCCACCAAGCCTGGTTTCGGTTGCACGCTCATACCAAGGTCACCGAGATATCGGCCGCCGACACTGTCGGGCGCCGGTTGATGGGCACGGTCAAGCTCGCCGCTGATGGGGTCACGTCACCCAGCAGCAATGAAAGGATCGACACCGACGAACCAAGCAACGACACGGGCGCATAGAAGCGGCTCGCGTAGATCGTGGAGCCGATCCGCGCGCGCTGGCCGCCGTCGGCGCCGTTGAAGGCATCGATGATGGCCTGCTTGGTCAGATCCACAATGTTCGAAGGCAGCGCCGGATTGTTGGCCAGCTGCACCGCGAACTTCACCGGCAGCGCGGCGGGCGTCTCCCACTTCACAACGTAGGACGGATATGGATAGGCATAGCCATCCTTGTCCTCTACCGTATAGGAGGTGTTCCCGTTGTAATCGGCACCGTTGCTCTTCTTGCGCCAGATGGCCGTGGCGATATCCGCCGCCTCGCCGCCCACCACTGCCACCCAAATGGAATGCGGCACCAGCGACACGCCGCCGATGGTCTGAGCAATGGAAAGGTTGTTCTCCGTCACGTAGACGTCGATGACCCCGTCCAAGTTCGCGACCGCGGCATAGATGGACTGGAGCGAGCTTCGGGCATTGATCGCCACCGACTGGCGCCGCCGTTCTTCGAACTCGGCGCGCGATTCCACATCGCTGCCCACGGTGCCAGCGTCCGCATTCAAGACCGAGTCCCACCCAGGGATGGCCTGGTAGATCTGGTTCAGCGTGCCGGCCGCGCAGCTGATCGGGCCGTTGACCGAGCAGGAGAACGGCAGATCGATGCTGCCCGAGGCAGGGATGGTGCCGGCCTGCGTGCACAGGTAGATATTGCCGTCGACCGCCTGCGCGCGAGCGCCCACAGGGATCGTGACACCCGTCAGACCCATGCATGTCGCGATCACCGTAGTGGCCGTGCCGGGCTTACGGTCCAGGAAGTAGATTCGGCCGATGGCGTCCTGCATCCGGCCGGCGGCGAAGGCCGGGTCCACCTGGTTCACATACGAGGCGAATTCGCTGTTCTTGTCCCCGATGATCGCCGTGGTGGTGCTGGCCAGCTGGCCCTGGGGCGTCTCCAGGTTTTTGTTCAGGCCGCCACCGAAGGCGCTGTCCATGTCCGCCAGCACGCCGGCCAGGATCTCGGATTCTTGAGGCAATACGAGGCCTTCCGGCGTGAACTGCACGCGCGGTACTTGGGAGGTAGCCATGGGGTCCCTAGAAAGTGATGGTCGACGTCGTGCCGTTGGTCAGCGTGACTTCGACGTAGCCGCTCAGGCGGCGATTCTCGAAAGCGGTGATGGTCGGTACGGCGTCGGCCACGTCCGGTACTGTCAAGGCCGCGGCGCGCAGCCGTTCGCGCACCAGCGCCAGGGGCGGCAACTGGCCCAGCACCTCGGTCCAGTACGGTATGCCCTTGGCCGTGTCATAGAACAGCTCGCCCCGGAACAGCTTGATGGCGCTGGCCACGTCCTGCGCGACCGCGTAGGGATTCGACGCCATCGCGATGTTGCCTGCGGCATCCAGGACCATGTCCCACGCCGATCTGTCCAACAAAAGTGTGTTCACGTCAGCCTCGCAAATTCACCAAAGTGCTTCTTGGCGGCAGCTTGGTATGCCAGGGATGCCAACTGCGGGTCGTCGAAATAGCCGAGGTGCTTGCGCTCGCCAAGCACACATATCTCCGCCTTCCATCTTCCTCGTGGCTTAAACCAGCACACCCCCTTAAATCCGCTGCTGTTATTCCGTTGCATCGCCTTGTTTTGCCCTTGCTGCGAGCGATTTGCTTCACGCAGGTTTGCAATTCGGTTATCCGCGCGGTCGCCATTGACATGGTCAATCTCTCGCCCGGGCCACTCGCCGTAAAAAATCAACCAAGCAAGTCGATGTGCATGATGCAGAACTCCGTGGAGCCGCAGCCTCACATACCCGATGGAATCAATATTTCCCGCTTGGTCACCGGGCCGCATATGTCCGCGTCGCACCTTCCAAAAAAAAGACCCCGTCTCGGGGTCGTAGGTCAGAAGCTCGCGTGCTTGATCGGCGGTCAGCATGTCTTTCATCAGTTCGGTGTCCCGGTGTTCGAGGGGCCCGTCTGCACGCCCGGATGTGTGTGCGTCGAGCCGACGTCCTTGCCGTTGTTGCGCAGCGTGCCGAGCGTATTCATGTTGCCCTGCCAGGTCGAAGTGCCACCGTATGAGCCGGCACCCTGTTGCACCGTGCCATTCAGCACGATCTGGGGCGAATTCAGGGCGCATTGCTCGCTGGCGTTCACCTCGACGCGGGGCGCCACCACTGTCACCTTGGAAGGCGACACCACGTTGATACCTCCCTCGGTGAACTGCACATACTGCACCGGCGCGCCGTTGAGCAGGCCACCGAAGTACAGGCCATCGGCCATATCGTGAGTCCGCCAGGACCCGGGGTTCGCCTGCTGCCTGCTGGCCTTGACCGCCGACAGGTCCCGGCTGGCGAATGCCGCCATGCCGATGTCCCCGGCCTTGGGGTCGAGAATCACGGCGTCGGTGCCGCCCTGCAGCCGGAAATACGGCAACTGGAACAGCTGGCCATGCGGCACCGCATTCCCGTTTCCGTCCAGCTGGTTCACCAGCGGTTGCACGTCGACAAAGCCAACCGGTGACACCCCGCCGTTGTTTGTGACCGCGACCACGCGGACCAGCGTGCAGGTGTTCAGGCGGTTCAGCATCTGCGTCACCAGGAAAGAAAAGGCGCCATACTCGCCACTCCCGTCGGACGCCCTTGCCAGGCCCTGATAGCCGAATTCTGGGTTAGCCATTGAAAGACCTCACGCACATTATTTCGGACACCCATGCCCCGCCCGGACTCTCTGCATCCAGGGTGTGGACCAGACTCACCACAATCCATTCGCCGTGAGCACCTTCGTTCACGCTCACAACCTGCACCTTTTTCCCCACGCCCAGGCGGGGCTCATACAGGACGCGCACCATGATCCCACCCCCGGTAAACGCCGGGTACCCGATCATGTTGGTGGCTGAGTCAATAGCAATGGCGTCGCTCTGGCGCCCCCCATCCCAAGGCCAGATTGCGAGAATTCCGCCCTCGATGGTGTAGTTGAATCGCGCCGCCTTGGCCAGCGCACGCAGCTGGTCTATGGCGGTGCCAGGGAAGTAAGGGTTGACCAGCCACCCCTCCACTTGGTTTGACTCGAAAGCCAAGCCGAGACTGGTAGCAATGTCGCGCGCCACATCGACAACGTTCACTGCTGTCCTGTAGCTTCTTGCGGGCACCGGTTTTAGGGCTGCGCTGGCCCCAGCGCCGTCACGTAGAAAACCACCTCCGGAGCCTGGTTGTAATCTGCCCAGGCCTGGTCAATCTTTCCCTCGTAGAGAACGGACAGGGCCTGCCCCGCATCTCCGGCCTCGACCAGAATCCGATTCTGACCGCGGCGCTGGGTCAAGACTGGCCCCACGGTCGTCAGCTTGTTGATGACGTCCTGAGGCAGCCCATAGATGCGCATCTGCATCTGCGCCTGGGCGTCCCCGTTGTAGGAAACCACCACCACCTGAACACGGTGGCCAGTGAAGGTGACATCCGGACCTTTCTCATCACCGAACTGCCCCTCTCCGAGGCTGATGGTCACGTCGATCCGGCGTTTGACGAAGCTCATAGGTCTGTGCCTTCTCGGTACATCAACTGGAACCGACCCCCAAAGCCGGTGTAGACGGGATCATCGCGCCCTTGGGTGTCGACGAACGTCAGGTCACCCACGAAGCCGCTGTAGGTCTCCCGGATCAGCCAGACGCGGTCATGGCACAGCACCGCCATGGCGACTGGCTCGTGATTCACCTGCAGGTCGAGGTATACCCCTGTGGACTTCTGGTAGACGCTGACCTGGCAATTCTGGCCGCCCAGCACCACGCTGAAGGCCTGCGCCGGCACGGCGCGCAATGGGATTTTCCTCATTGAAACTCCGTCGTCAGGATCAACGGCTCGCCAGGCTCGGTACCGAGCGGGAAACTCTGCACCTGCCCGTTATTCTGCTCGCCGGCGCCGTCGGGCTCCGCTGTGCTGCTGAAGGCGGCCTGTGCCGTCTGCCGCACTTCCTCGACGTACAGGTCGACGATCAGCTGGCTGGGCCCCGAACGAGAATTCCGCTCGTAGGAATAGGCCACGACGTTGGCCGCCGGATAGACGATCTCCGGTGTCACCACCGAGAACAGGTCCACGCTGCCCTTCAACGTCTCCAGGGTGTTCAGCAACGCGCCGCGCGACGCCGTGTCACCGCTAAGGGCGAACCGCAGCATGGCGTCGAACGGCGTGTCCACCTTGTTGAACGACGAGAACGAGCCCTGCTCCACCGGGAAGCTCGATATCCGCGACCCGTTGCGAAAGCGGATTCCCAGGAACGTGTCGAACAGAAGCACCTGCTGGCCATCCTGGTCATACAGCCCCCAGCGCGGGATGCCGAAGATCAGCGCGGCGATTGCGCCGAGGCCGAGATTGGCCAGCTCGCCAAGCGACGGAATCGTCAGCCCGCGCAGCACCGCCGGGACGCCTGGCACCTGCGGCACATTCGGAAATTCGATCAGCGGCATCAGAAAGTCCCTGTATTCGCCTGGTTCACCAAGCTCTGGCTACCACCCAGCGCGCCCAGGTCTCGGGCAATGCCCTGGCCGTCAGTCGCCTGCGTGTGAATCGTCACCGGCCCGTTGATGTTGACCTCGTGATTGTTCTCGGTGTTCAGCGGCAACGGCTTCGCGCCGGCCTGCGCAATCACCGGCGCAGCTTGAGCAGCCGCGGCGGTAGAAGACCCCGCCGCCGCTTCCATGCTGGCGATATGCGCGGCGCCATACAATGCGCCGGCCGCGGCCGCGCGCTTCTCGGCCTCCCCGTCCTTGTCCTTCGGGCGCTCGTAGTAGCGTGACACGGCATCGCCGGCCTGCTGCGGCGTCTTGGCCGCCTGCAGCTTCTCCATGGCCGTGCGCTCTGTATTGCGCAGCTCCCAGTCCACGAACGCCAACTGCTGGGCCAGCGTCGCGTCCTTCAGGTCCATGCCAAACGCCTTCTTGAAGTCAGCCTGGCGCACGGGGTGCCACTGCCCTATGCCAACCGCCTGCCCGTTGTCGCCCACCGCCTTCGGGTTCAGGTTGCTTTCGGCCATCAGGTTGGCCACGATGCCGGCCGCCTGCTCTCGCGAATAGCCCTTTCCCTCGAAGAACTTGATGGCGTCCATCGCAGCCTTGTTGCCGCTCTGGTAGGACGGATTGTTCAGGGCGTCCAACTGCGCGCCCTCGCCCTGATTGAGCGACTTGCTGTAGGTGGCCAGGGCCACCCCGCCCGCCACCGTGGCAATGGTCCCCAGCGCCGCAACGCCGGCCGCGCCCGAGGCGCCGCCGATCACGCCCAGCGACGCGCCTATCGACGCCAGAGCGGTCGCAAGGGACGCCATGGGCGCAACGATCGACAGCAGCTTCAGGGCCGCCAGGCCGATCAGCACGTTCTTCCATCCACCCACCGCCTGGGCGGCCTGGTCTGCCTTCTCGACCAGGTTGCTCAGGCCATCGACAGCTCGATCTATCCACTGCACGATCTGCTGCCGATTTTCCAGGAAGTAGTCGCCGACCTTCTGGGCCGCCTTCAACAGCTTCTCGAAGGTAGGAATCAGCGCGATCAGCACCTTGGTGCCCACCGATTCGAATGTGTCGCGCAGATCCAGGTAGATGTTGCGCAGCCGCTGGGCGTCCTGCGCATCTTTCGACGAGATGGCCGAGCGCTTTTCCTGCGCCAGCACCAGCTGCTGGATTGCAGCCGGCCCCTGCTTGATCAGGTCGAACTGATCGTCCGAGATGCCCATCATCTGGGCCGCCAGCGCGGCGCGGGCGCGGTCGGTCTTGTAGATCTCCGACACGATGCGCGAGCGCGCCAGCAAGTAGCTGTTGCCGTCCTTCAGATCCTCGACCTTGCCGCCGAACTGGAAGAACGCAGGCAAGGTTTCGGCGGACATGCCGCGGCGGAACTTCGCCACCTCGCTGGCCGACTGGCGCAGCTGGGCGGTGATGCCTTCCGCCGACCCGCCCGCGCGCTCGGCGGCCCGTTGCCAGGCCTGCAGGCGCTCAGTGCTCATGTCCAGGTTCTTGGACATTTGCCCCAGGCCCGCGGCGCCGCTGATGGTGTTCGCGGTGAAGTTCTTCAGGCCCATCCCGGCCGTGAACACCGCCAGCAGCGCCAGCGCCTCGTTGCGCATGCGGCTGAAGAACATGGCCGCCTGCTTGCCGTTGGCCTCCATCGTCCGCGCGGCACGGCCGGATTCCTCCGTCGTGTGCTTCAGCGAACGGTCGACCTCGGCCACGCCTTGCTTGAACCCCTTGGCGTTCAGCTTCAGCTCGACGAACAGGGCATCCAGAATGGTGGCCATTGCTACTTCCTCACTTCGGACAGCACACGCCTGTTGTGCGCGTCCACCGCGATCACCTCAAGCAGGTTGTAGAGATCCTCGGCCCCGTATACGGTCTGCAGGTCATGCAGCATGTGCGGGTGCCGGGAGATGACCGCGGCGATGTTGGGCGGCACATTGGCGTAGCTGATCAGCCGGTGGTTGCCGCCGTGCCAGGACTGGACGCCGAAGTCGATTGGCCGGCGGCTTGCGAAAAATCCAGATGCAGCGCCACGATCTCGCGGCGCAGCAGCAGGCGCGTGGCTACTTCCTCGATGTCGTCGTCGTCCAGCCGCCGCGTGCCGGCGCGGCCCATGTCCAGCTCGACGCATTCCATCATCTTGTCGAAAAGCGGCTTCGCCTGTTCGAACTTCAGCGTTTGGAGCGCCTTCAGGCCGATCGACGCGAGCCCGGCTAGGCCGGCCTGCGCGATGTTTTCGGGGATCTCTACCCCCGCATTCATCAGCGCGAACATCGCGCGGCCGGCCCACTCCTCGGCGTCGGCCGCCGATAGCTCGGTTATCAAGAACGCCTTGCCCTTGTCGCGCCCCGGCGCGCTGATAGTGATGGTCTTCTGTTTTCGCGCCATGTCACACCACCGACGGGCTGACGTTTTGCCAGGTAATCTGGAACGTCATGGGTTGCAGGATGGCGCGCGCGGTCGGCACCGGCGGCGCTTGGGTCAGCACGCCGCGCTGGAGCGTGTACTTGCGCTCCAACGACGGAATCGCCAGGGACCCGCTGGCGTAGAACACCTCCCGCGACGTCTGCATCGCGGCAATCCAGGCTTCGAACAGTCCCTTCGACGGGGAGTCGGCCTGGATAGTGATGGTCTGGATCACGGGCTGCGGCGTGTAACCGGCGGACATATAGCCATCCACACCCATCACCGCCTGGGCGAGCTGCACGGCGTCGAACGCGAATGCGTCGTCCGTGGCGTAGCCCTCGACCTTGCGGGGCTGGGCGAAGACGGTACCCACCGCCAGCATGAGGACGGAATTGGCACTGGTCAGAGTCGTCATGATTTGTTGCCCTTACAGGACGGCCAACGAGGCCAGGGTGATCTGCTGGACGGAACCGCCGTCCATGTACCAGAAGGTCATGGGCGGCGTACCGCGCGCCTCGCGCACCTGCGGCGTGGCGTCCTTGATCTGGAGGTACCAGCCACGGGTCTGCAGCGTATCGGCGATGTCCACGCCGGCCTGGTTGTTCACCTGGGCCTTCTGCTGCGCGGACAGCGTCACGCCTGCCCGGATAGCGCCGAAGTTCGCGCCCGCATTGATCGGATCCAGGCAGGCCGCGTCGATCAGCGTGTAGCCGTCCAGGTTGTAGGGGATCGAGTTCACCTGCGTGAGCAGCGTCATCAGCGCCTGCTGGAAGGCGGCGTTGAGCCAGATTTGGTTCACATAGGTGTCGATCCACTCCCAGTTGCCGCTGATCTGCCCCGGGTAGAAGAAGCGGAAGCGGTCATTGCTGGTCGCATAGTCGCCGTAGAAGTTGTAACCATTGTCGATCAGCGTCTTCGCGGTCGTGGCGTCGGTCACCGAGAACGTCAGCCCCGACTGGCTCTTGAAAGCCAGCGTGATCCGGCCGTTCGTGCGCTCGAAGTCGATCGATGCCACGGCGGCCAGGACGAAGGCCGCGTGCTGGACATCCTTGTAGACCGGCACCGAGCCGGAATACTCGCTCGCCCGGATGCGCGCGGCCCAGCTGGTGGTGCTGCCCTGCTGCGTGGCCGCCACGTCGGTATCCCAGCCCACATAGGCGTAGCGATTGCCCCGGCTGTTCGTCCAGGCCGAGAAAGCGACCTTGCCGTCGGTGTCGGGCTCGAACGTCGTCATGAACGACGCCCAGTTCTGGGTGATGTCCGTGATCGCGCTCATGTTCGTAGCCGGCACACCGGCGTCGGCGCCCTGCGACAACACCGCGCCGGTGGCCTGCGTCAGCTTCAGGCCGGCCGCGATCGTGCCGCTGCCGTAGCTGATGGTGCTGGCCGCGCCATCGGTGGCCGAGGTGATCACGAAGGCCGCGCGCTGCGCGTCATAGGTGCACGAGGCGCCGAACGACGTGAACGCGGCCTGGATGATCGAGGCGGCGTTCGAGAAGCTGGTGGCGGCCGACAGGTTGATCGTGCTGGACGTCTTCGGGGTGCCGTCAACGCTGACCGTCAGGACGCCCGTCAGGGCCTGCAGCTGCGCCAGCGTGGTCGACGCCATCGAGCCGCCGCGCACGTAGGCGGCCACGGCCTCGGTCGGATACTGGGCGAACAGCAGGTTGCCCGGCTTGCGCGTCGAGTTGTCGAAGCCGTTGAAGTAGATGCCGGCCAGCGTCGCCTCGGTCGAGGTGGCGCCGAAGAAGCGCTCCACATCGCGCGCCGTGGCGAAGCTTTGGACGGTTCCGACCGGCACAGCCGTATCGGTGGTCAGGATCAGGCCGTTCAGGTCGAGCGCCGATCCGCCGGCGCCGATCACGCCAGGGACGACCTGGACGATTTCACTGGCGGGAATGGTCATAGCTTTAAGCTCCCGGAGGGTAGGTAGTGTCGACCTCGACGAAGTCAACGTGAAGTTCGTCCGCAAACTGCTGCGGCACGGTGATGGATGGGTTGAACTGCAGGATCGCGTCGACTGACCAGCGTTCCAGGTACTGATCCTCGCCGGTGATGAACGGCAGTTGCCGCGGCTCACCGGTGTAGAGCGGCTGCGCGCCGCTCGCCTTCAATGCGTCGCAGCCGTAGGAGCTGCGCAGCGCGATGCAGATGGCCAGGGCCATGTCCTGCGCGCCGTCGCCGTAACAGTCGACCTGGGCATTCCACTGGGTGGGCCGGGTCAGGGTCATGGTGCCGGCGCTCGGCACGTCGGCGTAGGTGGTGCGCGGTAGGGACAACGCGGGCGCCAGGATGGGCGTGATGTACACGTAGCGCCCCGCTGGCGGCGGCACGCGGTTCTGCTGCCCGCGCACCACCTCCACCTGGTCCCCGACGATGACCTGCACGAACGCGCCCAGCGCCTCGACCAGGGCATCTTCGGTGAGGGAAACGGGAATGCTCATGGTGCCGCGTCCATCTGAAGGGTCACGCCGACCTTGCACCAGTCGGGCCAGGTCTCGAACACTAGGGTCACCAACCATACCTGGCCGCCGAAGACCAGCAGATCGCCGCCCTTGCCCAGCGGGCGCACAACGCCCTGGGTGTCGCCGTACATGTAGACGCTGCGCTGCACCCCCTGGATGTTCTGCGCCTCGAGGTGAGCCAGGTCCTTGCCACTCAGCGGCTGCACCTGCAGGCGCGCGGGCGCGTCCGGCTTGTACTTCGGCACCTGCTTGCGACCGGCGCCGATCTCGTAGCCATCGCTGGCGCGCAGCGTGCCGTCGATCATCGGGTTCACGGCGGCGATGATCGGGCCGGCGATTCCGTGCAGGTTCATGTGTCGACCTCGTAGTCCACGCTGTTCATCATGTGGCCGGTATCGACCAGCGGCTTGGCGAAGCCCTTGCGAGCCACGGTGACAGGCGACAAGGCAGGACTGTCCAGGTTCCGGATGGATTCCTGCAACTGGCCTCTGATGCCCTCGCCCATCTGGCCGAGCGTCTTGTCGATGTCGTAGTCGTTGTTCTTGGCCACGGCGCCCAGGGCGCGCGGCCAGTCCTTCTGTTTCTCAGCGATCATCGCCCGGAAGAACGGCCGCGGCGGCTGGTTTCGGTCCGGCCGGCCAAACTCGTTGACGGCGGCCACAAGCGCGACCGGCGTACCGTCTGGGTATGTCGCCCCTTCCAGGAACCCCACGCGCAGCGAGCCGCCGTCGCCCAGCTTCTTGGCCATGTCCTCCAGCCGCCGCACCAGGGCCTGGCCGCCCTTCAGGCCTACGGTCGCCATGGAATCACCAGGGGACCGCGTAGCCAGTCGGCGCGGGCCGGTAGCGACCCACCCGGTACTTGGCCGTGGCCTCCCAATACTGGGCGCCATAGCCGGTCTGCGCGTACCACTGCGCCGAGCCCGGCGCCACGTTGTACTCGGCCGAAACCGAAACCGAGCCCTCCGTGGCGCTGCTGATCCGGCCCACCAGCGGCCGCGGGCCCTGGCCGTTCTCGCCATAGGTCAGCGCCGCGACGTGGGCCGTCAGCAAGTACAGGAGCACCTTGCGCTCGTCGACGTCACAGACCGCGCTGCTGTCCTTGTTGCTCAGGTACAGCGTGGCCATGCTGAATGCATGGTTCAGCTGCTGATCCGTGAGCGTCGCGAAGGACGGGTAGATCTGCCGGAACTCGGCGGGGTCAAAGACGACGACAGCCATGGGCCGCTCCTAGTTTTTCTGATCGGGCACGCGCTCGAGGCCCTTGCCGGGCTTGTCGGGGTCCAGGCCTTCCAGGCCACTCTTTTCGCCCTTGCGTTCCTTGGCCTTCGAGATGGCGCTGCGTTCGCCGCCTTGGGCGAAGATCAGCTCCTTCTTCAGGGGTTGGAAGTCGGGGTACAGCTTCGTCCAGGCTTCCCAGAAGTCGGCGGCCACTTCGGTGAGGCCATGGCCTGCGATGGCGTCCGGGTGATTGGCGCCGTTCAGCACCACCGGCTCTTTGGCGCCCGGGATGTCCAGGATCAGCCCATTGGGCAACTTGCACGCGACGGTAACGGTCGACATTTCTCTTCCTCGAATAAAAAGGGGCGCCGGATTGGCGCCCCTGGTCGTTGCTGGAGACCTGCGTTACACGCCGATCATGCTGGCAATGGCCATCGGAACCTTGATGACCGCGCCCCAGGTGCCCTGCGACTTCTTCTGCTTGAAGCTGGAGGTGTCGCGGACGATGGCATGGGCGCGCATCTTCTCGGTGAAGGCGGCGGTGCCCACGTTTTGGCCTTCGATCGAGTCGGCGATGAGCTGCACCAGCTGGCCCGAGCCCGTGGCGTACTGCACGGCGGTCTCGACGGTCAGGTTGGGGAAGTTCTTGGCCAGCATGTCGCTGACGTTGACGTTGTACTGGTTCGTCTTCGTCAGGTTGACTTCGATCTCGGGCGACATGCACAGCTTCAGCTTGTCGCGCCGCGTGACCAGGCCGCGCGTCTGCGCAACCAGCTGGCCGTAGATCTTCACGATGTCGTCGTAGACCGCTTGGCCATCCTTGCCCGACCAGAGGGTCACGCCGCCGACCGAGATCGGGGCCACCGGCGCCGACAGGTTCGGATCGTTCAGCAGGCCGTAGTTCTGCAGGCCGGCGATGCCGAAGAAGTAGCTGTTGTCCTGGAACTTGTTCAGCACCAGGGCGGACGCGATGTTCAGTTCCGACGCCCAGTTGATCTTCGCCTGGCCGGCCATATCCAGCTCGCGCTCACCCCATTCCGTCATGGTCTGGTAGTGGTACGACTGGCGCTGGGGGAAGTTCGTATTCGCGCCGGCGCGGCCGTTGTTGTTGAAGTCGCCGTAGGACGACACTTCGCCCGTGGATTCCACCACCGGGAAGGTGGCGGTCAGGGTCGTCCAGTCGCCTTTCTTCGACTCGCCCAGGATCACGGCGCCCTGCATCGGCGTCGTGAGGACACGGGTCAGCTCGGGGTCGATGTAGTTCAGCAGGTAGCCCGGGATGCCCGAGTTGCTGACCGTCACCAGCGGGCCGGCCGCGTCCATGGCGAAGCCATAGTCGCTGCGGAAGCCCTCGGGCAGGTAGTCCTGAGCGCCCGGGAACACGATGCCGAAGCGCTTCTCCAGCATCGCGAGGTCTTGATGTCGTTTCATGTCATTACCCCAGGTTGGTGGAGGTGATCTTGATCAGCGCGCCGACGGCCCCCGCGCTGGCGACGAACCAGTCGGTTTCGGTGCTGCCGGCGATGGTGGCGCCAGCGGCACCGGTGGAAATGGTGCCGTCCGTGTTGGAGGCGAACACCTTCTGGCCGATCGTCGCCACGGTCTTGGTGGCCGCCCAGAAGTCGCCCAGGTTGTGCAGGGTGACGCCCAGACCGGCCGGGATGACCATGGTGGACTCGGCCAGCCAGATGGTGATGACGCCCTGCTGCTCACGGTGCACGAAGCCCGTGGGCACGCCGGTGCCGGCGTTCGTGACCTTGCCGTTGGCGTCAGCCCAGGCGAAGCGCCCGACGGTCACGCCGGCGGTGTCCGCCACCAGCGCGCCGGGGCCGGCCAGGACAGTCGAACGCGGGTTCGAGCTGGCGAAGTCGCCGGCAACCGCGGCGGCGGGTTCGATGTAGACCTGTTTCTGGAAGCCCATTTAGATCACCTTCGGCTGATGGGGGTAGCGCTGGTTGAAGCTCTGCACCGAGGCCGAGTCCATCGCCACACGCGGGGTTTGGGGAGCCTGGTCTTGCGCCTGCAGCATCTTGACCAGCGCGCGGTACGCCGAGGGCGGCGTATCGGTCAGGTCGACACCCTTGGCATCCAGGGCCATCTTGTAGACCGCCTCGGCCGAGTCCTGGGCGACAATCTCTCCGAGGATGGGCCGGCATTCCTGCTCGGCGGTGCGGATTTCGGTCCAGCGCTTGACGGCGGCCTGCTCGCCATCCTTCTGCGCCTTGGCCAGCGCGGCGTCCATGGCCTGCTTGGTCACGGGCGCCGGCGGCGTGCCGGGCGTGGGCGGCGGTTCGTCGTTGGCCGCGGCCGGCTCGCCGAGGGCAGCCATGACGCGCGCGGCTTCTTCCGGGCCCAGCTTCTCGCCGAGCATTTCGCGGATCTTGCCCATCAGCTCGTCGTCTTGAGCGACCGGCTTGGGCTCGACGGTGTCGTCGTCCTCGTCCTCGCCGATCGGCGCGACGGTCGGGTCGGTGAAGACCTCGATGACTTCTTTCAGGTCTTCCAGGTCGGCGTCCTGCGCCAGCTTGCCCTTGAAGTGGTTCTGCATGGCGCGGATGATGCGCGGCTGCTCGGACTTCAGGTTCTTGCGGCTGACGCCCTTCAGGAAGGGGGTCAGGTCGCCCAGTGCCGCGTCCTGGGCCAGCCGGGGCCGGATATGCGCCCCGAGTGCCCCGGCGACGACGGCGGCGGTTTTGCTCAGTTTCATTTTCGGGATCTCCGAAGGGTTGAGGGTACTGCTGTCGCCTACGACGACGTCCGGGCCTGCGCGGCCCACTTCGACAAGCGCGACGTGATTGCCGCGGATGTCTCGCATCACCCCGTCGTGTGCGACGCCTTCATAGACGCCGGGCGTCATGTCGGCCCGGTAGCGATAGGCGCTCGAAAGCTCCTTTTGCTCTTCGGATTCGATCAGCGCGATCGCGACGGCGTCCCACACGACGAGGGAATTCTTCAGGTACGGCGCCCGGTAGGAGGCGTTCGAACCCGTGGCCCCGACCACGAACTCTTTCTGCGGCTCGGCGGCCGAGACGGGGATGTGCTTGGACAGCAGCGGGATGTTGTTGAAGGTCGACGCCGCCTTCTCCAGTTCCTGCGGGTCACGCAGCAGGAAGTAGATCCGGTTGGCGTCGAGCCCCAGGGCCTCCCAGTCCGGGATTTCGTTGCCGCGGTACGGGTTGACCGTGGCCTTGCTGATATTGCTGATTTCGACGTGCATCCGCCCGTCCACGTCGATCCGGCGGACGGTGGCGCGGTCGAAAGCCAGGCCGTGGTGGTTCTGCTGTGTCATGGGTCGAATCCCGGGATGATGCTGATGGCCACGCAGCGGCAGTTCGGCAGCTCGCCGGGGCGGATGTACTCGCCGTCGATGAGCATGCCCTTGTCCACGTCGTAGACCTTGCCGTCGACTTCCTGGTGCGACTTGCGCGGGTGCTTGCCGCCGCGCGAGTGCCGCCACTTGGCCTGTTTGATGCCGAGCCCCTGCTGGCGCACCCGCGTGATGGTGGCCGTGGCCTTGTTGTTCTGGTCGCGGGCGATGAACGCCGCGCGCCGCTTGGTGACGCCGTAGCGCTTCTGCAGATCCTCGACCAGCCCTTCCAGGTCACGGCCCTGGGTCACGGACCGCATGACCATGCCCTGCACGTCCTGCAGGTGCTCGGCGGCGATCGACTTGATCAGCCCGACGTTCTCCTGCACGGTGGCCTGGAACACGTCGTTGGCGGCTCGGGTCAACTGGAACTGCACGCTGAACCCCTTCTGCCGCAGGGCATTGCGCAGCGAGTTGTCCGCCGCGCTCATCGAGGTCTCGGCGAACTCGCTGGCCACCGGCTGGGCTGCCTCGTCGAATCGGCGCTGCCACTGCTTGGCCAAGCGCCGCATCATCTTGGTCAGCGCCATGGCCGGGCTTTCGTCCTGGGCGATCTCGGGCACGTTGCGCCGGTATGCCGCCGTCAGCCAGTACACCAGGGAACGCTGCATCTCATCGATGAGGCGGTCCAGGCGCTTGCGGTAGGCCGCTTCGATTCCCTGGTTGGCGTGCACGGGGCGCAGCGGCACCTCGCGGCCGGTAGGGGAAACGAGGTCAGGCATTGGCGTCGTCCTGCGGTTCGTCGTCCAGGGGCGGCGGCGCGCCCGGCACCGAGTCAGGCACGCCGTCGGCGTCATCGTCGGCCAGGTCCAGCGAGTGGTATCCATTCGTCTCGTCCGCTGCCACGCGCTCGCGCTCTTCCTGCGGGCTGATGGCGCCGGACTCGATTAGCACTGCGCCGGTGTCCGCGTCCAGCTTGCGCACCTCGGCCTGTTCCTTCTCGCTCATCTGCCACAGCGGCACGAAGCTGAAGGTGATGTCGGGGTCGATCTCGCCGAACTCGCTCAGCTGGATCACCTCCAGGCACTGCTGCAGCGGGTCGCGGAATACCGCCTCCTGGGCCGACAGCATTTCGTCGTAGAAGACGCGGATTTCGCCCTCGGCGGTGGCGTTCAGTCCACTCGGCGCGATCCCCGTGTACTTCACCAGGGGGAGCCCAGGGACCACGCACAACTGCTCAAGCGACTGGTTCTGAAGCGCGTCCAGGCCCGTCAGCGGGACATTCTCGAAACCAAATTCCTCGGTGTCCTTGTCGGTTGCATAGGTGCCGCGATTGCTGCGCGTTCGATTGAACACATCGATCCGCGCGTACACGTCATCACCCGGCCCGCCGCTCAGGATCGATTGCAAATTCGTCCGGAGTACCGGGATCGAGAACCCATCGATCAGGTTGGCCACCGCCTGACGCGTCTTCAGCCAGTTGTTGACGTAGGGAATCGTCAGCTGGGTCAACGACATGCCGCCGAAGTTGTACGACGGCTTCAGCAGGTCCGGCACCTCGCGCGACACAATGTTCAGCAGGCGCGTCGAATGCACCTGGCGGCCCAGCACAAACCATGATGTCGGCTTGTAGAAGTCCGGCCGCATCGGGTTGTCGCTGTTGTAGAGGTACGGCGTGGTCCAGACCGGGTCGATGACCTTGAAGCCCACCAGCGCGCCCTTGGTGATCTTGGCCGGGCTCTTGACCAGGATGGACTTCAGCTCATCCGGGTCGGCCCATGCCAGCATGCCGCTGGGCGTCTTCACGTCGATGTAGATCTGCGACCGGCCGAACAGACCGTCCTGCAGCGCGGCGAGGCGGAACTTGGCGCGCAGGCGGTGCCGGCGCATGGCCTTCTCGATGACCTCGAGCTTATCGCTCTTGTCGTCTTCGCCCTTGACCTCCAGCTTGATCCACTTCCGGGTCATCTCCTTGGCGATGACGTCGGACATCTTGCGGTACTCGGGGCGCTGGGATAGCTCGGCCAGGTAGGGGTAGCCGATGAAGCCCATCCCGGCGTAGGCCTCGCTCACGTAGGCGTAGACCGGCTCCATGGCCTCGTCCATGGCCAGCATCGCCTGCTTCTTGTCGTCAGGAATGACGAATGGCGCCACGGCCGGACGCTTGAACTCCCCCACGGGCGTGGCCACGGGCTCGGCCGGCGGGATGTTCGCTTTCCCCAAGGCTTCCAGGCTGATTTTCATCCCGGGCTCGCGGCGCGCAGCCGGCTCCGCCGCGGGGGCCGTCGCCGGCGTCCTGCGGAGGATCCAGTCGAGTAGTTTCATGCACGCCTCAATGCGTCGGGGTTGATTTGCATCGGCCGCTTGGTGATCAGCTCGGCGAAGGCCCGTGAGAGCCCGTCGATCTGGTCGTCATGCTTGCCGTTCGGGAAAGACCGCATTTCGTCAATCAGTGGCTTGTTCCATTCGCCGCGCAGCATCAGCACGTTGCCGACGTTGACCTGGGCGGCGAACGGCTCGGCGCGCACGACCTTGTCGCCGCTTTCCGGGCTGCTCACGATCCGGTAGCCGGGCATGCCGCGCGTCAGGTACAGCACCTGCGTCCTGCCGGCCTGGCCCGGGTCCTGCGGGATGCTGATGCGCACCTGCCGGCCGTCCAGCGCCGCGGTGTTCTCCAGCGCCTTGTCGCGGCGGTCCGGGCCCCACTGGCCGCGCACCATGTCGCCGATCACGTACTGACCGGTCGGCAGGCGGCCCAGCTTCGGGCCGGCGGTGAAGTCGCCCGCGCCGTCGGTGCTGGCGAAGTCCCAGCCGCGCACCCAGTCGATGCGGCCGGCGGGCAGCGCGTCGATGACCTGGATCTGGTCAGGCTTGAAAAGGTCGCCATCCAGCGGCGTCGGCAACTGCTGATACAGCGACGACCAGGTGCGCGAGTTGCTTTCGAACTGTGCCCAGTGCTGGCGATCGAACCATTCCGGCCAGAGGTATTCGCCCCTGGCGCGCCCGAGCGGGTCGCTGCCGACCTCACAGCGCGCCTGGATGCACAGCACCTCCCAGTCGTTGCCGTCCTTGCAGCGGATCAGCCCGCTTTCGCCCTTCCAGTCATCCGGCAGAATCCGGCCGGCCAGGTCGTCCTCGTGCCACCGAGTGGTGATCAGGACAATCCAGCCGCCGGGGATCAGGCGCGTCTTCAGGTCGTCTTCGTAGGCATCCCAGGTCTTGTTCCGGATCGTCTCCGAATTCGCCTGCTCGCGGCCCTTGATCGGGTCATCGATGATGATGCCGTGCGCGCGGTTGCCGGTGATGCCGGACAGGATGCCGCAGGCCATGTACTCGCTGCCGTTGGACAGCGCGAATTCCTGGGCGGCGTTCGAATCCGACACCAGGGCCGCGCCCCAGATGTTCCGGTAGCGCGCCTGCTTGATGATCGAGCGCGTGCGCCGCCCCATCTTGCGGGCCAGGTCGTCGCCGTAGCTGGCCAGGATGACGCGCCGGCCGGGCGTGGCGCCCAGATACTTCGAAGGGAACACCACCGACGCATACGTCGACTTGGCGCTGCCCGGCGGCATGCAAACGATCATCCGGCCGTGCCGGCGCTGGCTGGTCTCTTCCAGCTTGGTTAGCAGCAGGCGGTGGTGCACCGCCATAGTGGTCTCGATAGGCTCGAAAAACTCGGCGTCCGGGTCTTCCTCGTCCATCGGCCGGCCTGGAACCTCGATCGCGTTGGCGTACTGAAGGATGTCAGCCCTCGCCCGCCTCCGGATCAGCAGCTCCCGGGCCGCTTCCTGCCGCGAGGGCAAGTAGCTCTTCGTCTGTGAGGTCATTGACTTTCTTGAGCTGGATGGGGCCGCCGTCGGGGCCGGTCAGGCGCTGTTCGACGCGCTCGCCGTACTTCTTCGGCCGCAACTTGCCAGCCAGCCACTTACGCGACTCGATCTGGAGCCGCGACCGCTCGACCATGTCCACCTGTACGGTCTCGGTCTCGCCCGTCACCTTCGTCGTGACCTTCGTGCCGAGCCGCGTGGTGTCGGCCAGGTAGATGATCTCGTCGGCCAGCGTGTCCGCCTGGACTTCTCGCGCGCGGGCGTACTGCTGCTGAAACTGGACGTCCTCGGACAGCCAGGTGTACACAGTGCGCACGCCCGGCATCTTGGTGTCGGCGCATATCTTGCGCAGGCTTTGCCCTTCCATAAGGCGGGCGCAGATTTCTGCGGCGATCTCCGGGGTGTAGGTTGAAGGTCGGGCCATGAGTTAGACGAGCAGCGCACGGGCTGCGATTTCCTTCAGGTCGGTTTCGGTGAGCCGATACCACTCGCCTCGCACGCGGCTTGCCGAGAAACGTTTGTGCAGCGCCCGCTCTTCTCTGCGCATCTGCGAGCAGAAGTAGCAGCAGGCCACGCAGATCTCGAAAGGCGATGACGTCTGGTGCTGGTCGTACCGAGCGCCGAAGCTTTTGGCCATGCCGATCTTGTAGAAGCGCTCCAGGCCTGAGTCGATGTAGATCACGTACACGAAGCCGGCGCCGGCCGCCAGGTCATCGGGATCAATCGCCGCCAGCACTGGCTTGTGCGGATGAGGTTCCTTCCCCGCGCGCTCCCACTCGTCGCGCTTGGCGCGCTTGCGGATGGCCCCCTCGGTGATGCCGTGCAGGGTGGCGAGTTCCCGCAAGGACATGACGCCCGCGCGGTAGCCCGCCTCGATGCGCTCCCAGTCGGGAGACTTCTTTGCTTCGGTCATGAATTCAATGCCTCGTTGGCAGGGTGGCGCCATAGAGGTGGGCCGAGATGATCAGCGCTACCCATTCGCACCCATGCGCCTCGGCGCCATTGCCGATCGCGCGAGCGACCCGAGCGGCGCGGCGGGCGTCTTCAAGAGTGTCTTGGTTCAAAGGCCGACCGATGAACTCGGCGGCTACGCTGTGAAGGTGGTCCATAGTTGCTCCCATCCGACTACCCGCCACGGCGGGCTGGGCGCGGCGGTTCTCGTCGTGCTGGCCGCCGGCGACAAGACCGGAAAGAAGTGCCCCGCGCATTTGCCCCTGCGCGGGCGCCAGGCCAGCTGAGGCGACTCATGGGGGTGTTCAGTGCTTCAGCTCACCGTCGATGGCGATCATGAAGCCGGGGTGTTCGAATTCGGGGTTCATAGCCTGCATGCAGTCGACCGCGACGGCCCAGATCCAGTCTGCGGCATCCAGCATCCACTCCGGCCACCAGTTGCGCACGGCAACCCGCGGCGCTTCGCCATACGGATCGCCCAGGTACACCGGGACGATCTTGTAAAGGCGGCCGTAGTGCGTGTAGTCCTGGGCCAGTTGCTCGGGCGTCAGGCGTTTGAGAATGGCCATGCGGCCTCCATGTGGGTTGTGGGGCCCCTCCCCCAAGCACGCGTTGCACGTGGCGCTGTGTGGCGCAGGGAGACTTCGGGCGGCGCCGGTCGGAGCCAGTGGTACGGGGCCATCCCCGCGCGCAGCGGCCGCGGGGGCTCACTGTGCTGTCTGGTCGATTGCGGCGGCTGTTCCCACAGAGCAGAGGCCAAAGCGTGACGTCTGCCAGCCGGTGACCATGCGGCCCCGCGGACGGTTCTCTCTGGCCCCTGCTCTCTGGAAACAAAAGGTGCGGATGCACCTATGTCGTCAGCTCGATCACGCTCAGACGACGACGCCCGCAATGCAAAAAGCCCCGGCCATTGGCTCGGGGCTTTTCTTCCGGAAACGCGACATCCGCCTACGGGCATCAGTCTCGTCGTTAGACGGTAGTCATCACGGATTGAGGGGGATTATGCACCCGTGATACGAACTTGGCAACATAGAACTCGAATTCGTGAACGGCACGGACCAGAATGTCGTCGAATTCCCGCACCCGCATCCCCTGCATCCGGCAAATGATGGCCGGCGGCTGTCGCAGAACGTAGTAGGACCGCAACAGCGCTGTTTCTCGCGGCAGGCCTCGATATCCCGCCGCGGTGCGCCAGCAAGCCTCGATCAACTCCGCATCTGCCTCGTCCTTCTCTGGTCGCGGCTGCTCGCTGTCCTCGCCACGCGGTAGCTTGCCCGCCCTGCGGGCCAGCTCCTGGCACACCTGATACGTGGGCGAGACTGAGAACGATGGCCGGTCTCGCATGACGGCTCCCCAGTTCTCAAGCCGTTCGTGAAAGTCGGCCGGCAGACGGTCCAACAGCAGTTTGGGAATGGTCATGGCGCGGTGCGCTCCTCGTACTTCGAACAACGTTGGCCGATCTCCTGGCCCAGGGCGCAGCGCAGGACGCGCCGGCCGCCGAAGGGGTTGGTGATCAGGCGGATTTCCTTGCAGCCGGCGCAGGTGCGCGCAGGCGGCGGTTCTTGGCGGCGCTCCAGCAGCTTGGCCGGGTCGCCGCGCTCGGGTCGTGTGGCCCAGGTCATGCGGCACGCTCCTGAATGCCTGCCAGCGAATGCAGCGGATCCTGCGCTGCCCGGGCGCGCTGCGCGACCATCTCCATGGCGGGCGACAGCGCGAATGCGCGCGGCGCCACCTTGGTGCCAGGCACGACCGTGACCGGGCCGGCGTAGGGCTTCTCCGGCTCGGCCGTCTTTGGCACCTGGGG